TTTTTTACAGAAGATAAATTTGTACGACACCAAAACATAGACTTTACTCACGGAGCTAGTGAAGCTGATAAAAGTACAAATGATATTCTTATCTATGAATGCTACATCAAAATGGATGTTAATGAAGATGGTAATGCAGAATTATTAAAGATTACAACTGCAGGATCTGGAACAGGTAAGATGATAGATATGGAAGAAGTAGATAACTTTCCATTTATTTCCGTAACACCTGTGATCATGCCACACAGATTTCATGGTAGATCTGTATCTGAACTCGTAGAAGATATTCAATTAATTAAATCGACTGTTATGAGACAAATGTTAGATAACATGTATCTAACAAACAATAACAGAGTTGCTGTTCAAGACGGACAAGTAGCGATGGATGACCTTTTAACTAATAGACCAGGTGGAATTGTTAGAACAAAACAACCACCATCGAATGTTATGATGCCTCTTCCAGCACAACCGATTACCGAACAAGCAAGTGGAATGTTAAGTTACCTTGATTCTGTTAAAGAAACACGAACAGGAATAACAAGACAATCACAAGGGCTAGATTCAAATACCTTAAATAAAACAGCGACTGGTCAAAACCAAATTCTGACACAATCACAAATGAGAATGGAGTTAATCGCCAGAATCTTTGCTGAAACAGGTGTTAAGGATCTAGCTTTAAAAATATTTGAACTGGTATGCAAGTACCAACAAAAAGAAAAGATCGTAAGAATCAGAGGCAAGTATATTCCTATGAGACCTTACGAATGGAAAGATAGAGTTAATGTTACTGTCCAGGTAGGACTTGGAACAGGATCAAAAGAACAACAACTCATTCTTATGAACGCTATATTGGAACGACAAATGCAAGCAATAAACTTACAACAAAATGTATTTGGTCCAATGGTTAATCTTAGGAATGTATATAATAGTTTAAAGAAACTAATAGAGAACGCAGGCTTGAATGGAATAGAACCCTATTTCATGGATCCTGACGTAGGTGCAGCTCAAATGCCTCAGTTGCCACCTAAACCACCAACTGAATTTGAAAAAGTTACATTAGCTCAAGTACAAGGTGAAAACCAAAGAGCTGAATTAGAAGCTAATGTTAGACTTAAAGAAGTTGAAGGTAGAATGAGACAGCAACTACTTGACTTCGAAATAAAGATTAAAGAATTAGAATTGAAATATGGATCTAAGATAGATGAGCTTGAACTTAAACGTAGAAGTATGTTAGAACAAGCAGATCTCAACAAATCAGGTGATTTGATGAAAGAGATAGTAAAAGGTCAACAACAATTCTTTAATGATGGACAAAAAAGAAACACAGATCAGGGAGGGAAAGAGAGCCCAGGTGCTCCTAAACGATCCCCTACTGAAACAGGCATTTGAAGATCTCTTAGAAACATATAAACAAGAGATATTTAATACAAGTTTTACTGACGATGATAAACGTAGATCCCTTTGGATGGCATATAATATGCTAGATAAAATCAGAGGACATTTACAGACTATCATGGAAAGCGGAAAACTAGCTCAAAAAGATCTTGAGCTTTTAAATAAGAGCTAACCTATTCTAGGAGCTCGTTAAACGTCAACCAACAAGGAGGAACGTTACAATGGCACAAGAACAAACTGTTCAAGGTGCTGCTAAAAAAATATCTGGACTTCTGAATCCTAAAGAAGGACAAACAGAACCAGAGAAAAAAGAAGCAGTCCCCTCAGAGCAACCTCAAGAGATCAAAGAGGAACCTTCAAAAGAGAGTCAATCAGAGTCTGAAGAAACTCCCAAAGAAGTAGCTACTGAAAAACCCGACATCGAAGAAGAAACGCAAACAGAAATAGAGGAACCAGAACTCCACCGCATTAAAGTTAGTGGTCAAGAGTTAGAGGTTACCCTTGATGAGCTGAAAGCAGGTTATTCACGAGACTCGGATTACCGACAAAAAACTCATACTTTAGGATTAGAGAGAAGAGATCTTGATAATCAAAAGGAGAGTTTTCGTCAATCTTATGATACTCGTTTATCAGAACTAAACGACTTGATTGGAACTGCTGATGGTTTCATCAGACAACAACAAGGTAGTAAGGATCTCCAAAAACTTTATGATGAAGATCCCACAGCTGCAGCCCGACTGGATTACCAGTTAAGAGAACAAGAAAGGCAGCTAGATGGAATGAAGTCTAAAGCACAGGAGGCTTATCGTAAACAATACGATGAGTACGTTACTGCCCAAAGAGACTTAGCAGCGGCTAAAATACCAGAGTACAGCGATCCTAATAAAACCGACCAATTCAAAACTAATATGCGTACAACGCTTAGAAGTTATGGATTCAATGATGGTGAAATTGGGAGTCTGGCTGATCATCGAATGTTAATGGTGATTAGAGATGCTATGAGTTATAAATCTGTTAAAGATAAAAGACCTATAGCCCAGAAGAAGGTAGCTAACGCACCTAGAGTTGTAAAATCTGGAATAGCCAAATCAAGTGCAAGTTCAGGTAGAGAGGGAATAAGAAATAAAATCGGTCGATTAAAGAAAACTGGACATCTTAAAGATGCTCAGAACGCTTTGCTTGACATGATGAATCTTAAATCTCAACAACAAAGGAAATAAAACAATGGCACAATTTAGTGACACGTTTGACACGTATGATTCCATTGGTGAACGTGAAGATCTGTCGGATGTTATTTATAACATCTCACCAACGGACACGCCTTTTCTTAGTTCTGCAGCTAAAACAAAAGCAACTGCAGTTCTACATGAATGGCAAACAGACTCGCTGACAGCAGCAGTTACAAACAATGCTGTTATCGAAGGTGATGAAGTAACTATAGATGCTATCACTGCAACAACTAGATTATCTAACTCTTGTCAAATTATGGACAAGGCTATCTGTATTACAGGTACGCAAGAAGCAGTAGATAAAGCTGGTAGAGCATCTGAAATAGCTTATCAAATAGCTAAAAAAGCAAAAGAACTAAAGAGAGATTTAGAAGCCTCTCTTACTTCTAACAATGCTGAAGTAACAGGTTCAGCAACAGCAGCAAGAGTAGCTGGTGGCTTAAGATCATGGGTCGCTAGTAATGACTTAATGGGAACTTCAGGGACATCTGGTGGCTTGGGTAATACTGCAGCTACAAATGGTACTCAAAGAGTTTTCACAGAAACTCTCTTGAAATCTGTAATTAAATCAGTATGGGATGCTGGTGGAAATCCAACTATGATTATGGTTGGACCTTTCAATAAACAAAAATTGTCAGGATTCACTGGTAACAGTACAAGATTTGATGCAGGTGCTGATGCAACTTTATACACATCAGTAGATGTTTACGCTTCTGACTTTGGTCAACTACAAGTAGTACCTAACAGATTCTCTAGAGATAGAGATGCGTGGGTATTAGACATGGATTACTGGGGAGTAGCTTTCTTAAGAGACTTCACTATGCATGAATTGTCAAAAACAGGCGACTCTGAAAAAAGACAGCTTTTAGTAGAAGCAACTCTTGAATCTAGAAATGAAGCAGCATCAGGTCATGTTGCTGACATAACAACTAGCTAATAATTAGCACGTGGATAGGCGAGTAACCTCAAATCTACTCGCCTTCCATCTTAAATAACATTGAAGTCTTGAGAGGGGTTAAAGACGGAACAATGAAGGAATAAAATGAGAACATTAAACGACTATTTTATAACAGCAAAAATCGCTGACATTAGTACAGCATCATCAACATTTGTTGCAGTACCTGATGGCGGAAGAGTAATTAAAATTTTTACAGCACTTCAAGGTGCAATTGGTACAGCTAACGGAGCAATTACTTTTGAAATTGGTGGTACAGCTATGACTGGCTCTGCAATTACAGTAACACAATCTGGATCTGCTGCTGGTGATATTGATACATCAGAACCAACAGCACTTAATGAAGTTTCTGAAGGTGGATCTATTGAAATGATTACAAGTGGTGCACCCTCTAATACAATTGTACTATACGTAACATTTGTAATAAGAAGATAATTAATTTGGATAATGTTCCTGGAACGTTCTGGGAACATATCCTAAACAAAAGGAAAACAAAACATGAACTATGGATTAAGACATGGAACACATCAGGTGCTAACTTCAGGTTCCAGCTCAAGTGCAAGTTCTGCATTTGCAGACGGATCTGAATATATTAGAGTAGTAAGTACTATTGCTTGTCATATAGCTATCGCTGC